TGTTGCAATAGATTCTGCTGTGTTCCTGTTCCTTCAATTCCAGTAAAACTTTTCTGAAGGTCTCTAGACATTTTTCTACGAAATGCTGGGCTAAGTCCAATTACCTTTTTTAAATCTTCGCCTTCTATTTTAAATGGATCAGTTTCAATTACTACTGGTTGGCTAAAGCTAAATAAGTCGGATGAGTTTGATATTGATACCTCATTGCTAAATGTATCGTTGTCATCTACATATTCCATTATTTTGCTCCTCCATTTTTCAAAGCTTTCATTTCATCTTTGTAGTTTCCAACATCCATAGGATCTGGAACTAGTCCCCACTTTAATCTTTGTTGTTGATATTGGTGCTCTTCGTCGTCGATCTTCCTGCGTCCAGAAAGAAATAGAGGCCTGCCCTCAAGAATACCGTATGACCTAACTTCATCAGCCAATGCATTAACTCTTGATTTGTTCCCTTTTGTTGATGTAACTGAGAGGAAATTTCCTTCGTCATCGCCTATCCACTTTCCGTCAGGCATTTCCCAAACATATATGCCTAATCTAGTTTCTTCGTCTAATACCTGAGTATTGATCTTATTAATATCCATAGATCACAATTTTACCATTCTTTTGGGTCAAAGTCCAGATTTTGTCAGGGGTTATGACAAAATTATATATTTTGTACTACTGTCCAGTCGTAATTATAGTAGTTAAAAGAGTTTTCTGTCATGCTCATTAACGAATTAGATAGGGATACGGTTGCGTTGCCTAGGTATAGATTAAAATGCTCTACTGATTTAGCTAGAGTTAAGGCATAATCATATATCGCTATATTCTGGTAAAGTGCCGAAATTGCGCCAGCGGTAGAGTAGTTTATATCAATCTGCCCAGATATGGCATTAGTAAATGTGATTACCACATAATAAAGCTGGTCCTTGGCAAATATATTGTGGATATCTGTCTCTGTGCTTTTATCTATTCCATTGACGTATATCTTATCTATATTGGTTTTGGATATTACTGAAGATGACCAAGAGAAATTGGATGCTGAATAACCAGATCCAGAAATTGATTTTACTAGCCCGCCGTCATTTATTGTAGATGGAGTATAGAAGAACTCTAATGATTTAGTTAGAGTATTAGTATTTATTGAAAAGGCTGATCCTGTTTCTAGGGCTATTCCATTTCTCGCATCTCGTGATAATATCTCATATCTATTGTTGCTTAGCCCCATATCTCCTTGAAGAGGTGATATATAAGATGCTGAGTTATTTGCATAGAATACTTGATCTTTATAAAAGCTCATTGATAGGCTATATAGTTTAGGAAGATATAGGCTATCGTCTGAAGTTGTCATTGTAATTCTTATATGTAGATCTCTAGAGGTATCAAATGAGGCTAGGGAGTATTGTGGTATTGCTTGACCATTTATACAAGACTCATAGGTTATTCCGTCCACACTTGTCTCAACTTCAATACCGTTGTTTCCGTCCCATTCTATCCTAGAGTCATCCATTTCTGCCCCGCTTGGAATAGTTATAAAGTCATTAAGGATAACTGTTTTTGCAACACCAGATCCTGAAGCAATTCTTATTGCATTATTTATGTTGTCGTAATATAAATCGTCTGTTAAAAAGTCTTCCCACTGCCTATTAGCTGGATAAGAATATGAGTATTTTGTCGATAAAGCGTTGTCGTATAAATTAAACAACTCTCCGCCATCTGGATAAACTACTTGATTTGAATCAATAGTTTTGCCGCTATCGTAATGATTTTTAATTGATTGAGAGCTTAATGAATATCTATAAATTGCAACTGCATTAATTAGCATATAGTCATTAGAATTATTTACTGGACCAGAAGAAAGGTTTAGGTTGTTATTGTTAAATGCAAAATTACTTAGATCCTTTTGGACTTCCATCTTTCCATCAATGTATAGGTATGCATTTGTAGGAGTGTATGTTGCGACTATATGCAATGCTTTATTTGTATACGGAATTGTCCATGTAATTTCTTGAGAGTTTAATTTAAATACAATATTTCCATTGCTATAGAATAACCCCACATCTGATGATGAGTCTCCAATTAACGGTATATCTAAAGTAGATGATGTGTCGACATAGGCCCAGCATTCTAAAGTAAAGTCATTATCGGAAGCATTTGATGTTCCAAAACCTACAGATGCTTGTGGTTGTGAGTGATCATTTAGAGTTGGATAGAATATGGATGACGACCCTTTAATTTTTCTTGATTCTGAAAATCCTGATAAAAGTGGGATATTGTCTTCGTATACAAGTCCTATGTATACCCCATTATTATTTGAACCAGAAACATCTGGTGTAGTAGACCCGCTAGAATCTGCATATGTTTCAAACCCATTTAAAAATTCTGTATAGGTGCTGTAATCGTCTAATAAATCCTGGTATGTTAATATTCCACTACTAGAAATGGATTCTAGTGGCCAGAAGGCTAGTGGTGAATTAGAAATAACACTTAGTTTATATGACATGCTACGACAATAGCTTTGCTATTTGCGCTTCCTTTTCTGCAATTTCTTTTTCAATCTGATCTATTCTGACATCATCTAGCTCTGATTTTATTTTTTCAGACTCTAAATCTACCTCTAACGCATACATACCATACTCTAAATTTCTAATGGCGTTTTGCCTAATTGCGGTTTTTTCATCTTCTGTTAATATTGTATAGTTTGGCATATTCTCTCCTTTTTTTATTATAGCATAATTTAATTGATTATACTATATATTCAGTTCCTACTATTTTTTTGCCTATAAAATCTAGTCCAGCGTACTCTTCATATTCTGCAAGGCTCCTTACGGATCCAAGGGACTGGTCCCCGATGGTACGAAAATTTATAATTCGATACATCTCTTTGTCAGAAATCTTTTGAAGCTTTATAGATTCTTCTGGAAAATCATTTGAGACCACTCTTCTTTGAGACCCGATTTGATTATCCCAGTCAAAGTACAGGTGGTACATTACTTGTTGATCTGGCAACATTAAGTCGTATCCATGTGTATACAATCTAACAGCCATTATTGATTCTTCTCCCCAAAAAAATATATTTTTGTTAGGCTCTATTTTTGCAATTTCTCCTTTAGAAAATACAAATGCAGCAGATATAGATTTAGTAAATATGTTTTTTTCTTTATTCTTAACTGCTATTTGATGGGGTATATAGTTTTTTAAAAAACTTTTATCTTTTTCAAATCCTGCTACAGATATTACTGGATCTATATCTTTTACAACTTTATAGTCCACATACCTATATCCAGCTGGATATGCAGACAGTACTGGATTATAGCCAATAGATAAATATTTATTGTAACAATCAATTAATGTTTTGTCCCAATTTTTTTCTAATCTAGTATGAGAATCTATTTGAAAATAGAAATCTTCTTTATCATAAAATTTATTAGCCAAGTACCTTCCCATCCCAACCCCTAGGTTTTTGGGAGCTTTACTTTTAGAAAATTTAACATTTGGAATATCAGACACATCTATTTCATCTTTTTTGTTATATGTTATATGAACTCCAAAATTTATTATGTTTTCGCCAGAACTATTTTCTATAATATTTAATATTGTTTTTCTTAGTTCAAAATCATGGTATGATGGTATTTGAATAAAAATACTAGACATTTTTACCACTTATTTTGCGGACACGCTGCATTTAAAAGTTTAGTTTTAACTGTCATAAAGCAACCACACTCTTTACATTGTTTGGTAAGATCTATAAAAAATGGGCATCCTTGACATAAAGAGTATCTATGATTAGCAAGCTCTTCTGATGCATATTCAGCGTTTGGATTTAAAATATCCCACGGTCTAGTATTGCCTAATTTTTCTTTATACTGCTGCCACTTAGATTTCAATCATATTCTCCTGGCACTATAAACTGTCCGTCAACATATAGCCAGCCAGGTTCTGCTCTATCTGCATAAGTATGAATACTAATATCTACTTTTACAATAGTTGGACTTGATAAAAGAATTGCATAAATCATTTCATTACATAAAATTGTTTCGGTATTTGTTCCATCAGAAACTGTAATACAAAATACTCCGCTTTCTAAACTTTCACATTCTATAAAACTTGTCGCATTTAAAAAAACATTAGATAAATTTGGATCAATTCCTATAAAGGATGCTATTTCACCATCTACCACAAGAGCTATCTGTTCGGCAGATTTCCCTTTAGCCATATTTATCTCTTTATTTGGATAAATAAACCAATCTTCTTCATTTAAATTTATCATAATGTAATTATACCTGTTTCTTTAAACATTGTAAATAGATTAACCAACACAAGCTGTTCTGGTTCCAGAAGAGTTATTATTAGCAGCACATTGTCCAACGCTAAAACAAACACTGTAGTTTGAGCTTGAAGAGTTTGTAACGTCGAACGAGCTGCAATTAAATTTAATTGGATAAGTAGGGCAACAGCTACTTGCCGTTACTGTTCTTCCAGGGCCAGTTCCAGCTGCAGATATTGTTGAACCAGTCGGGCAACATTGTGGGGAAGTCCAGTTTACTCCGCTTATACTATATGTACAAATACACGCTGTTGTTGTAGTTGTTGTAGTTGTGGTGGTAGTAGTTGTAGTAGTTCCAGTTAAAGTAACATTTGTGCTACTTGTTGTTTGAGGTTCTGTTGATGATCCAGCGGCGAAAGCTGATCCTCCAGAAGTTGATCCAGATTTTGATGTTACTGTAAATGTTACAGAGCTTGTATTGTCTGCATTTATTTCATACGATGTTGCAGTAATTCCAGAAACGCTTCCATTTGTTCCGCCACTCCAAGACACGTCATACGATGTTGCTCCAGATGCTGCAGTCCAACTAACTCTTAATTTTCTATTTTGATTAACTGCAAATACTGTTATTGTTACAGTACCAGCACCCCACGACTGAAGGCTTTGAAATGTTGTTGGAATACTTGTCCATGAAAATGGAGTATAGATTGTTCCTGATGAAGGCTGTGTCCCAGTGCTTGTTGCAACTCCAATGTATATTGTTGCATTTGTTGAGGTTGTATTTGTAGCAGACCAACTTGTTACTCCACCAGTTCCATTTACAGTAAACGCTCCTGGTGTCAATGTTGTGCTTGTTACAGATAATCCAGTTGGTGCTGCTGGTGCTACAGTGATACTATTACTTGATGTAGATGGAGTGCCACCTCTTTGATTATTTGCAGTAACAACACATGTTATTGCACTTCCTACATCTGCAGAAACTGTAGTATAAGTATTTTGATTTGTTCCAACATTTGTTGCTCCACGCTTCCATTGATATGAATAGCTTGTTGGCGTATATGCATCCTCGCCTTGCCAAGAACCTTGTGTGCATGTTAAAGTATTTCCAATAGTTGCGGTGCCACTTATTGTTGGAGCTGTTGTGCTTACTGGAAACTCTGGATAATTTAAAGACCAGTTAGACCCATTAAAAATCCAACCTTGCTTTACTTTGCTCCAGGTTGTACCGCTATAAATGCTTAGTGATTTTTGATTATTCCACTGTGAGCCAACATATACTCTTATACTCATTTAGGCTCCTAGTAGTAAATATAAAGGTCGCCAGTAGCAGTTCCGCTTGGTGGTGTTCCAGTTGTATTATAAAATATTTTATTTAAATTAGCTGTATCTGTTCCATTAGAATATGCTACGGAAACTCCTGCTGGGCCTGTTGGTCCAGATGGTCCTGAAGGACCTGTTGCACCTGATGGACCTGATGGTCCAGATGGTCCTGAAGGACCTGTTGCACCTGATGGACCTGATGGTCCAGGAACTGTAGAATTTTCTCCCGCTGGTCCACTTGATCCTACTGGACCTGTTGGTCCAGACGGTCCTTGAATACCTTGAATACCTTGAGGACCTGATGGACCTGTAGCACCTGCTGGGCCCGTTGGTCCCGTTGGTCCAGGAACTACTGAGTCTGCTCCAGAAGATCCTTGTGGGCCTGTTGGTCCTGTTGAACCAGTTGGTCCTGTTGGGCCTTGAATATTTCCAACATTTTCCCAAGATGTTGTACTAACTGACCAAACATATAACGTTCCGCCAATTAAATATCCGTCTCCAGCATTTCCTGTTGGATGTGCTGTTTGTAATTCACCTAATGAATTATAAGTTCCTAAAATTGTTACTGCTGTTCCTTGAGGTCCAGATGGACCTGTTGCTCCTGTTGGGCCTGTAGGCCCTGTTGCTCCAGTTACTCCTTGAGGACCTGATGGGCCAGTGGCACCAGATGGCCCTGAAGGGCCTGTGGGGCCCGTAGGGCCAGGATGTGTCTCTAAGTACGTATCTACGTCTTCAGCAAGGTACTCCAGGTCTCTAGGGACGTCTGGAGTGTTTGCATAATCTGGATATCGAAAACCTTTACCTGTGGTTGCCATTTTTATATTGTACCATTATTAGCCTTATAATCTTGTGTACCATCCTTGGTCCCATAGCGTTAAAAGGCCTTTAAAATACTTCTCATACTTATATTTTATAACATCTACTGAGTATGTGGCCATAGCACGATCATGTATTATTTGAGGGTTTAATTTCTTAACGTCTTCCGCCGCTTTGCAAAATTCATCTAGGGTTCTGCATCTATATCCAGTTATTCCATTAGGATTTGTTTCTACAAATGCCCCCCAGTCTGTTGTAATTGTTGGGGTACCGCAAAAATGTGCCTCTGGAACAATGTTTCCAAATGGCTCTATATATGTTGTCGGTGCTAAAACTGCAATTGCTCCACCCATTAATTCTGCTCTTTTATCAGAATCAATAGGTCCAACATATTCACCGTATTTTGGAATATAGTCTCCAGGGCCAGCCATTATTAATTTTGCGCCAATTTCTTTACACATTTGAGATGCAATATCTACTCCTTTACGTTCTATCATTCTGCCAATATAAAGATAGTAATCTTTTTTATCTGGCTGGAATGGAAACATTTCTGGTTCAAAATATCCTGGGATTACTGTATCATAAAATAATCCGTCAACTTTTGTTGGATCTTTATACGCAGCATAAGACGAATGCATCCATGAATAAGATTCCCAAACACGATATTTAGCAAAGCTGGATCCGTATCCTATTCCAAACTCTACTGACATATGTTCTGGATAGGCATCTGCTATTGGCTTATGAGATGTCCCGCCAATTAAACATATAAAATCTTTTTGCTGAAGTCGTGGGCGTAATTCTTGTATTACGTTATTTAAGAATTTATCCCAGTAAGGCTGTTTAATATCAAATGAGGCGGAAGTAAAATGTTTACCGTCTAAGCCATCAATTCTTTCTTGATCGGATATACAAGTAATTAATTCATCACATGGAGCCTCGTTTTGTTCACCAGCATATAGGTAAACCTCATGCCCTAAATCTTTCATCATAAGACAAAAGCGCCTTACTTTTTCAGTAAAGGCGCAATTGACATACTCTTTAGTCGTTTGAGTATGTGGAAGACTTACCACATGAAAACGCATTAATTATTCTTTAGGTTCTTCTGCTGCTGTCTGAGGCTGTTGTGATCTTGCAAGAAGTGTTAGTACTGCCTCTGCCGACTCTGCATTTGAAATTGAGTTATAAATTTCTCCAGCGGCAAGTTTAATATCTAGACGTGAGGGCTTTCTGGAAAGAACAATTTCGTCTGAAAGCGAGTCCAGTAACTTATAGGCGCCGTCTAGTCCTTTTACAACAACAAAGGCTGTTTCAGCATTTGGGGTCTTTGTTTCTTCTGACATTTTTCTCCTTTATATAAAGTGTTTGATTATTGCGATGGAAGCCAGGATGCTCCACCCAATGTTAAAGTAAATAATTGTTGGTAATGTTTTAATGGTAGAAGTAAAAATAAGAGCCAGGCTAGAAGCCAGAGCAAATATAAATAGCCACCAAAATTGTTTACCGAATAAAAGTCCTGGAAATATAATCATAAGCTTTGTAGAAAATGCCCAAAACTCAATTATATTAGTTTTATTCCAGTATTTTTTTTCAAATAACTGGGTTGTTATTTCCCATATGTCTTTAGGCTTTATCATATTTATCTTTCAAATATTGATAAAGTGTAGGAGCATCTTCTGCTGCCTTTTTCCATTTAAGCTGAACATACTCTGTACTTTTAACAAAGTTTTCAACATATTCTTTTATATAACTTTGCTTATAAATTGGATGAGGGAGAAGGTCTTGTTGGCTGTATAAAAAGAAATTCATTCCAGTAGCAACACAGTTCATTCCGCTTGTAAGTTCATGAGCGCCATTTACCATTTTTAATTTTGCAAGCTCAAAAAATCCAGAAGTCTGAAGATAATCTAAGTCTTGCATATTTGAAAATGTTTTTGTAGATATATCTTTCCAATATTGTGTATCTGTTCTGTGGCTTAATGCATAATGAAGAGATACGAAATGTGCAAAAGAATCGAATAGTATCTTACAAGAAACGTTGTACACGTCTTTATCCCATTGAGAAACTGGTCCTCTATTTATTGTATCTACTAGTTTTAATAAAAACTGATGAATTGTAAACAATCCGTTACTTTCTAAAGGCTCAATAAATCCAGCAGATAAACCTATTGCGACAACATTTTTTACAAACAATCTTTCCGCTAAACCTATTCTCATGTTAATATCTTTAAACTCTAGAGTATCCACTTCTTCTTGTGTTCTAGGAGATACCATTTTGTCTGACATTAAATAATTTTTAAACTCTTGTTTTGCATCTTCTGGAGATATATATTTATCGCTATACACATACCCAGTTCCTAATCTAGACCATAAAGGAATATTCCATGCCCACCCATTTCCAAGAGCTGTGCAATTAGTAAATGGCTCTAATTCTTTTTCTTTATCTTTGTACTGTAGCTGTGCTGCCCAAGCTTTATTATTTGGAAGAATATGATCATATGAATTAAATGGTTCTTTTAATGCATCACCTAACAGAAGGCTCTTCCATCCAGTACAATCGACATATAAATCAGAATAAATAATGTCTCCATTATCTAAAACTAAATTAGATACCCCGTTTTCATCTGTGTTAACAGTAACAACTTCTCCCTGTATATGAATAACTCCCTTTGGTTTTGCGTATCTGTCTCTTAGCCAAGCACCAAATTTTGTTGCATCAAAATGGTAGACTACGTTTGTCTCTGGATAGTAATTGTCGAACTCTCCTGATTCATTTTTGCTAAATTTATTATTTTCAATTAATGGCATTGTTGGCCAATATGTCCTGCAGTAATCTTGAACTGGAGTTTCTGGAAATACTCCCTTTTTATAATGCCACATCTTTAATATTTCTTGTGGTGAAATTTGTGTATTATTTGGACCTAACTGACCAGTAAACGGCAATCCAAACGGGTAATGAAATGATCCAGAATCTTTATCATAAAAATCGGTAAACTTAATACTCATTTTGTATGAAGCATCAGTATATTTCATAAAATCATCTTCATCTATCTCTAATGCATTTACCCAAGTTTTAAGTCCGCCAATTGTACTTTCTCCAACACCAACTACGGGTATGTTGGGACTTTCAATTACAACAATTTCTTTTTCAGGATAAAACTTTATAAGTGTAGCTGCTGTCATCCATCCAGCAGATCCGCCTCCAACAATTACAACCTTGTTTAAATTTTTTATCATATTCAGTCTTTCTATTTAAATCTAAGAGGAATTCTCTTATGATGGGTAACTAAAATACTTGGGTCAAACCATATGTCAATGTTAGCCTTATGTGCCTTATAGCACCAGGAAATATCTTCTCCGAGAAGATCGTATATGTCCATACCATACTTTTGGCCTATGGAAGCTAATTCTAAATTAAACCATGGCCTAGGAATTCTTTCAAAAACACCTTTTTTCATAGCAATAAATCCAAATCCGCATGATTGAATTTTTTCTGGCTCTGTCATTCCTAGTATATAATAATTAGGAATTCCGTTTAGATACTTCTGATTATACACTGTGGCGGTATTATCTGTCAATAGATATGCGCCAGTGGTAATATCATATTTTGAATTTATTAAATTAAAAAAATCTTTGCTAGTCCAAGATATATCTGAGTCTATCCAAACTATTGTGTCGTATGTAAATTTATTATTAAATGGCTTTTGTGATTCTCTATGTATATCGAACTTATCACCAGATATCGTTAATTCTCTTGCATGATGTACTCTAGATGATTGACCATTTAACCATTTTACTGTTATGTTTTTTTCTGCACACTGAGACATTGTTTCAGAAAGAGATTCTACATATTCTGCAACAAATTCATACCCTGGGCTACAAATTACAACATTATAGTGATTCATGTATAAAGTTTAGCATATTTTTAAAGGTATGTAAATACTTTATTGTAATGGGTTATAGTTTGGATCTGGTGGGGTTGGTAGAGTAAATTCTCCATTTTCAGTATTCACTGTACTTGGAAGATCTCTTAATTGTTGTCTGTAGGTGGCCCACAATGCTTTATCAGATTCAGATAAAGGTGAATCTTCTCCTTGTGTCCAATCACAATCAGATAAAAGTACATTTCTAAAAACTCTTGCTTTTTTTAGTCCAGATAAATAAGATAGCTCTTTACGCATATTTAAAATTTCATTTTCTGATGCAGGAACCACAGAACCGTTAACTAGTTTAAATTGCATATTGTCAATATTGTCTAGTCCAGTATCAATCCATCCAGAAGGATTTTCTTGATCTAACCCAAATCTTATTTCTGACTGAGTTCCGTTTTCATCAAATTTTACATAATAATTAGTCATGTTTTCTCCTATTATCTATTTCCATAAAGCAATGCTGCTCTATTCCAAATTTTATAAACTTGATCAGTTGCTGTATTATGTGTATTTTCTCCTGGTTGAGAGTATGTTGCAGCTGTAAATAGCATTCTATGATCTGGCTGAATCCAGTATGCGCCATTATAGTTAGCACCAAATGTGTCCTCTAATCTATAGTACGTGTTGCTTGCATAGTTTTTATTTGCTTGGGATGATGATGTCCAGTGATGCATTGTATTATTCATTTGAACAACATTAGTTGTTTGAGGTTGAATAGTAAATGTTCCACTTCTTGTATATCCAATTGAGTTTCCTGATGTCTGACTTGATAAAGTGGTCCATGTACCACCAGTAACTGCAGCATAAGATCCATTTACGTTTGGTTGCCATAAAATCATTGAGCTTCCTTCGTGTCCACTTGACCAGTAGTTAGAATGTGAAGCATAAACTGTTACTGAAAATGCAGTTGTTGGATGATAATTTCTTATATACAATTGACGATACTCTATTGGTAGATTCGAGCCTCCATGTGGATGGGTAAAATATTGAGTATCAATAGATCCTACTGAACGTGAGCCTGCGTATTGAATAGTACGCATTGCTCGATGATCCCAGTTTTCAAGGGATCCGTCGGCGTGACCATTGTTGTCTAAACGAATATCATTTAAGCACCACCAAAAGGCACGAGGATGGTCGTTACCGTTAGCCATGTAATTATGATATGAAGTCCAGATATTGTCTGAGTTACCCCAGGTATAGTTCTGTGGACCTACGCGACCATGAATTGTATAGATTGTTGGAATGCTAAATGGAAAACGGGAACCATCGGTTACTTCTTTCCACAATCCTCCCTGATCTAACCCGTTGGCACCTATTGCGTTATTTAATTCTCTACTTAAATTTGCCATTTTACTGTGTTATCCTCCATCCATATGTTGTATTGCTATAAACTAATTTTATTGATGCATTCGAAACATCGAATGTCATATTCTCTGCCTTACCCTGTATTAATTCGCCATTTCTAGCAATTACAGGCTTTGTTGCAACAGATCCTGCTGTTCCAGCGATATCTGTAATCTGAACAGTATCACCAAGAGCTGGGGATGCTGGTAGAGTTAATACCATTCCAGTTGCTGGTATTACAAAGTATCTTCCTGTTGCACGAACTACGTTTTCTGATTGATTTGTCCATGTTTTTGCAACTAGTGTCGTACTTGCGCTGATTATAGAAGGAACTTCAGAAGTTGATCTATAGGTTGCTGCCTGTAGTCCAGTCCAAGGATCTTTATCGAGAGCTACCTCTCTTGCTTCGAGTGTATCTACGTTTAGATCTTCTCTAGTAAAGGTTGTTCCTGGAGCTGAGAAGTCAATTGTATCTGAAGGCTTATTTGCAATTCCTCCGACCAAGTACCACTTCTGGTTTGCTTGGTTACGAGCAAGACCTGTGTACTGTCCACGTAGTGGGTTAGTTACAGATGATGCACCTAGGTAGCTAAGAAGCTTGTATGATCCATAGCTTGGATAAGTTGCTGTTGTTGTACCACCAGTTTCGGCTGTTTCAACAATATCTGCCAGTGCTTGTAGGTATGAAATTGTATTTGCTGTTACTGCTGTAATTGTATAAGTTCCATTAAATGTACTTGATACGTTAGCAACTACTACTGATTGCCCTGGTACAAATGAATGGTTAGCACTTGTTGTAAGCGTTGCTACACCAGATGTACGGTTTCTGCTAGTAATATTTGCTGCTACTGTTGTAGTAAGAGTTGTTGACACAATATCATCTAATGCTCTTGCATATGATATTGAGAAAGGAGTTGACATGCTACGTGCTGTAACTGTTCTTGTTCCATTTAGTGCTGATGTTACTCCTGCAATAAGGACTGAGCCACCCACATCTATTTGAGGTGTATCATTAAGAACTAAAGTTACTACACCGTTTGTTAATGAGTAACTTATTACGTTTGGATATGTACGGCTAGGTGCAATTACTGACTCATCAGGAATTGTTCTTGCGTATCTAAATTGTGTGCTAGTTGGAACTTCAGTAACTGTATAGCTTCCATTGTAAACGTTTGGAAGAGCAACTCTTTGTACCAATCCTGATACTGGAGATGGTGCTACGTTTGATGTTGATCCAACTGTATATGTAAGAGTTGTAGTTGATGGAACTGTTGCGATTGTGTAGGTTCCATTTACGGCTGCCGCTACACCAGATACTGTAATTGATTGTCCGACCAATAATCCGTGTGGGGCAGATGTTGTAATTTTAGCATTTGTAGACCCTGTAACTTCATAAACAATAACTACTGATAGTGATGCTAGATCGTCTACACCTGTAACTACTACTGTGTCATTTACTTCGTAATTATGTGCTGCTGTTGTTACTATTGTAGCTACGTTATTTGATGCTGAACGGAAGCTTACTGCGTTTGATAATACTAATGTACGTTGTGAGCGAGATTCTCCAAGGAAGGCGAATGTTAATCCGTCTCCTGTTGGGTTTCCGCTTGCAACGAATACCATTGGGTTAACAACTGCAAGGTTTTCAGTTTCAACAACTGTTCCTGAACCACCGAATGTAATTTCACCAGCGATATTAACTGCACCTGCTACGTTGATATCTCCTTGAACTCCAAGACCACCGACAAGTGTCAGTGCTCCTGTTGTAGGGGAAACGGAAGGTGTTGCAATTTCAATATGAATGTTTTGATTTGGGGTAATAGTCATTTGCTCATTACCAGTAAACAGACCACCAGCAGCAAAGATAATCTTATTATCTGTACCAGTGTTATCTGTTGCAAGAACTAGATTACCCTTACCTGTGGTTCCTTCTGGAGCGGACATAAAGATATATCCATCGTGAGGCCCTGTTACGCCAAATGATGGATCATTGAAGTTTCCTCCAGTGATACCCATGTCAACCCAACCAGATACGTTATTTCCTTCTGCAGCATATGCAATATAGTCTGCTGATGAAGATGTTCCTGTTCCTAGGTTAACTAATGCATTTTGTACGAATGAACTAGATGTTCCAGCCGCAATAATAACTGCGTCTGTAAGTTCTGCGTCTGTTTCATACGCTGTTGCGCCAGCACCTACTGGAAGTTTTGTAACTCCTTGTAAGTCTACGTTACCAATAACTGTTAAGTCACCAGCAATATATTGATCACCAGTGATACCAACACCACCGACAACTGTTAACGCACCTGTTGTGGCGCTTGTTGAGGCTGTTGCAATTTCAATGTGTACGTTTTGATCTGGAGTAATAGACATTTGTTCATTACCTGAAGAAAATCCTCCAGCTGCTATAATAATCTTATTTGCTGATCCGCTATCACCTGTTGCAAGAACAAGATTTCCTTCTCCGTAATACATAGTTGCTGATCCAGCAGTAGAAGATGATTCTACATCAGTTGCTGTTTTAGCAAAGCTAAACTCGGTTGCGGATACGTTTGTTATAATGTGTGTGCCATTAAATGGAGCACCAACATTTTGAATTTTTACTTTTCTGCCAACTTCAAAGTTGTGTGCTGCATTTGTTGTAATTGTTGCAACATTATTTGCTAATTGCTTATTTGTAATTACTGCAACTAATGGCTCAAATCCTTGAGCAAATACATATCCGTCTCCAGGACCTGTAATTCCAAATTCTGCTGTTTCAAAGTTTTTACCTGTGAATCCAAGATCTGCCCAACCATTTGTGTTTGTTGAATCTCCTGTGTATGCGATAAAGTCAGCAGATTGTGCTAATCCGTCACCTGTTGATGTGTCAAGGTTGTTAATAACAACTGCTTGAGCAAAGTCTTCTGTGTCCCATGCTGCTGCTGTTGCAACATCTGTTAATGCTGCTGGACCTTCAATAAATGTACGTGCACCATCACCGAAGTATAGGTTTGTTACATCTCTTTCGAATGTTGCTTCTGCTCCGTCTGTTGTAAGAACATATCCAGCTTTACCGCCTTGACCTGGTAGAAGACCAGTAGCGCCCTTTGCTAGAATATCCCAATACTCTTCATCATCAATTAAGAATGGTGTTGATGTATGGTCTACTAGTGCGATACGTGAGTTTTCACCGTCATTTACAACGTCGCCTTCAATATAAAATGTGTTTGCTGCCCAAGCTCCACGATATCGAATTCCTGAGTTATACTTTTCCCAGTATAGATCTTTATCTGTAGCAAATGTAGATGAAGATGAGTGGAAGGCATCTGTAATATATGTATTACCGCCCCATTGAACAATGTCTCCGCCAAGATATTCTGTAGATGTTGCCCATACACCCTTGTATGTAGTACCAGATGTTAGAATATCCCAGTATACTGTATCTGTTGGAGTGTTTCCAAGTGTGTCACCTTTTGCAATATAAACTGTTGAACCATAAGTTACAATGTCATTGATGTGATATTGTGCAGTTGAACTATATACTCCCATTGCACGAAGTCCATCAATATAAGGTGCCCAATCTGATGAGTTTGTGGAAGGAACTTTGTTTGTGTTATTTGTTAAAGATAAATAAATTCTTGCGCCGTATGCGGCTAATTGATTTGGAGTATATGCTGTAGATGAATTCCATACACCAGTTGCATCTATACCAGTTACAAATGTATCCCAATATGATGGGGAAGTTGCAGGATTATGATTTGTTGTATCTTGCTTAGCAATGAATACATCTGGTCCATATGTTACTACGTCATTCTTTTGATAGTTAGCTGTTGAAGACCATGCTCCTTCATACTGAATACCGTCTGCAAATTGTGACCAGTATGTTGCATTTGGTGGAACTTGATTTGAACCTGTTTTAACAGAAATATAAACTTTACCACCGTATGCGATTCCATCGCCAACACGGTATTCTGTTGCGCTATTCCATACACCAGTAAACTTAAGACCTTCGATCATTAATGCCCAATAGTTTGTATTGGTTGGCAAATATCCTTGTGATGCTAGAGCATATGTGTATACATATACGTTACCGCCGTACTTGACAACATCGTTTAGTTCGTATGTTGTTGCATCGCTCCATGTTCCTGCGAAAAAGAATCTGATCTTACCTAGGTCGATTAGTTGTGTCATTTAGTGTATCTCCATTAACAGATTAGTTTTTTGGTTTTGATCCCAATCAAATTGTACCGTATGTTTGCTCCAAAACCAAGTTTTGTAATCGTCTTTCTTTATAATATTTTCGGCAGGTAGCCTTACTGGGCTCCCGTCGTTTATCCTTTCAACAGTGAGTTTTCCAGTCTCATTGTTGTATTTTACCCCGTAAAAGGTTTTTGTTGCAAAGCTCAGATCTATCTCCTGGTAGGCGTTTGTCTCTTGATATGCTTCCATTTTAGATACCATCCAATATTGAGACTACTACGTCAAAGGCGCTTTCTGTGCCTGCCACGACTTTAAGAGCATCTCCATTTTCTAGAAATATTTTGTTACCAGTAATGGCATCAAATGAATTGCCACCATCTACTGATTTGCTCTTTAGTATATAATAAATCTCAGATCCATTTTGTATATAAAGAGAAATTGAATTTGTTGATCCTGTAATATTTGCTAACATGCACCCTGCAATAACAGTTGCTTGTGCTGCCGTCAATAATGTAACTGGTGTTTCTCCAACACCATTTTCTTTTAAATTACTAAATACGGCCATAGTCTTATTATACTATACCTTTCCTTAAGACAAGCCTACGATTAAGCCTATGTCTGCTGCTCCACCACTACCGCCTGAAGCGCTTAAAATAATTTTATTTGCTGCATCATCGTATGTTGCGGTTATATTTGAGTGACTAGAATGTGTAAAAAGTGGATCAATATAATCTTGAATCTGTTCTTGAGTAACTCCAGCAGAAACTAAATTCCAAACTGACCCATCCCAAATAAAAACTCTTGAACCAACAGTATATTGTTGGTTTGTTGTTGGACTTGATGGGAAACCTAAAGATGACGTCATATTAATCTCCTAAAGTACATTTTATCATAAACTATATCTCAACCCAGTATGACCCATCATATATATATGTTTTAGCTGTTGTTGAGTTTAACCAAATTCTTCCAAGAATCGGATTTGCTGGCGCAGAAGATGCAACTGCTGCAATTGCTTCTGCAGTACCCGCTCCTCCTATTTCTACCCAGTATACTCCATCCCAAATAAAAGTACTTCCGTTGTCAGAATCTAGCCAAATATTTCCTAATGTGGGACTTGTTGGGGCTGTTGCAGAAATTGTTACTGAGGCTCCACCGCCGCTACCACCTGAAGCACTTAAAACTATTCTATTATTGTCATCATCATATGTTGCTGTAACATTTGTATGCTGAGTATGTGTGAATAATGGTGCGACAAAATCTTGAATTTGGTCTTGTGTTAATGGGGTTGTAGAAAAACTAAGTTTTTTAGTAACGTTATCAAAAGATGTAGAGATATTTGTATGAGTTCCGCCAGTAATCATTGAAGATGCTACGTCTTGAATTGTTGAATCTATATCTAATTGAGTATCTGGAACTTTTCCAGATAAATTCAATGAAGCTACTCCACCAGATGTAGCTTTTTCTGTTACTGGAATATATCCAGCCTCAATGTCGTCTCCAAGGCTTGATATTGCTGTGTCTGTGTAATCTTCTGCGTTACTTTGTGCAGTCGCTGCTGCACCTGCTGGGTCGTAGTTAACGGCAAGACCGTCTGAATAATCATTAGCATCTTGAATTGCATTTGTAATATCTACGGTTGTTGCAAAATCTGCATCTAGAAGGGCTGCATTAAAGTCAGACAGGTTACCAATAAGAGTATTGTTTGAAGTTCCTATCGCAACTCTTGTTCCTCCACCAATAATTGCTAATCCAGAGGTATATCCAGTTCCAGGGGCAGACTGTGTTATTACTCCTTCTGAACTAATATTTATTCTTCCGCCTTTATCAAGCCCGCCTTGTATTACTGGAATATCTGACTGACCATAAAAACCTGTTATATCGTCATATCCAACTACGGAAGTAAGACCGCTCTGAATAGATATTGTTTTATTGGTAAGAGTATCTGTACTAGATGCTGTTATTTTTGTTGCTAATGCATTATTTATTGTTGTTACAAAATTTTCATCATCGCCAATTGCTGCTGCTAATTCATTTAATGTATCTAAAAGAGCTGGGGCTCCTTCTATAATGTTGTCAATTGCTGTTCCAACATATGACTCTGTCGCATATCCAGAAAGATCTGCTGACTTTAAATATCCATATCCACCAACTGTTGTATCAAGTGTCGATGTGGGAGTATAGTCATTAAGCGCTGTATCTGTATAAGTGTTTGCATTTGTTTCTGCTGTAGCAGCAGAACCTGCTGGGTCGTAGTTGACGGCAAGGCCGTCTGCGTAATCTTCAGCGTTTGATTGTGCTGTAGCAGCAGAACCTGCTGGGTCGTATGCAGTTGATGTTGCATCTAGGGCACGTTGATTTGTAAAATAAAGATTAGTTGTGCCTTCGTCAAGGTCGTCTGTTGTAGAATCTGCGACTCCGCTTTCTGAAGTTAAAATTAATTTATTTGCTGTATCATCATAAGTTACAGTTATGTTTGTATGGTCTTGATGATCTAATATCTCTGCCGCAATATCTTTTATTTCGTTTGGATCGACTGAGGAGTTTTCTAAAGCGGATACCCTATAATCTAAAGAAACGGGATCCGTAGAGCCATCTTTACCGACCTTGGCCTCTAAAGCCTCAATAGCGTCATTGGCATTAGAGTGTTGTTCTGAATGTGAGACAACGGCAACGGAATCCGTGGATAGCGGATTTATAAAGGAATCTAATTCCTCTGGAAAGTTTGTTGCCATTTACGAATACCTCTTTCCTTATTATACCTTAATATCGTCTATTAAAGGACTAGTCTTGGTTGAACAAATGCTCGTCGTATATGGTTGCCTCTGCAATTGTAGCTGGTGGCTGATATTGACCATCTTCGTTTTTAGTCCACATTGCCTTTACTTCAGGTCCAACAATATCTCCAGTAACATCTGAAGCAAAAACTGTTGAATTAACTCTAAGTACTTTATTTCCTAGAATTTCTTCGACAAAGTGAATTAGCTCTGCCTCTTCCCATTGACCGTCTACATATTTTTTTGCCATAATTGTATTTGGGTCAACTGAGTCTTCTATAGGAATAGAATTTGCAACAAAATTTGATGAATTAACATAAGCAAAAGCTACCCCATCTTTTAATTGTATCCAATTAGTCATATATATTCTCCTCTTAGTAGTATTCTACTATTTCCCACCGACAAGAACCAGTAGTGGTAAGTGTGGTTGAATTTGTTAAGTGTGCACCATATTCCGCAGAATATAATGATGTTGATCCTCCAGATAAACTTCTTGACCCGCTATATGTTGGCCAGGATCCTCCGCTATTAGATCCATTTCCTTGTGAAGCACAAGATCCTCCATTAGGAGTAAGAGTTCCAGATTCAGAGCTATTAATTGCTACTGTTCCAGCAGAACCAGTTGAAAATGAAATTACAAAAGACTTAGATGTATCTACTGCAGATATTGTTACGTTACCAGCAGATGCAGTTGAACCCCTTTGAATAGATTTAACTCCTTGTAAAGTTTCAGGATATTGTTTAATAGACATTACGAGTATTCCACCACTTCCCATCTACATGCTCCAGTTGTAGTTATTGTAGTTGAATTAACTATATATGCGCCATATTCTGAAACTGTAATTGATGTTCCTCCAGCTCCATTTGATCTTGTTCCAGCATAATTTGGAAAACTTCCACCACCTGAAGATGCATTACCTCCGCCAGTTCCACCAAAATTATAAAATCCAGTGGGGCTTAGTGTTCCTGATTCAGAACCAGAAACTCCTACGCTTCCTGCTGAACCAGTAGAATAAGATCTAATAAAAGATTTAGATGTATTTATAGAAGATATAGTTATATTACCAGCAGATGCTGTTGACCCTCTTTGAATAGATTTAATTGGTGACAATGTTTGTGGGAATATTGTAGATGCCATTAGTTATACTCAACAACCTCCCACCTGCATGCTCCGTCAACAACTAAAGTTGTTGAGTTTGATAAGTATGCACCGTATCTTGCGGAAGTTAATGATGTTCCTCCAGCAGACAAAGATCGTGTTCCAGAATAAGTAGGTGCTGATCCTCCACCTGAAATAAATCCTCCGCCGCCTGGCCCAAATATATTACCTCCAGATGGGCTATATGTTCCAGATGTTGATCCAGTTCCAGCAACTGTTCCTGTAGATCCTGTAGAAAAAGATCTAACAAAAGATTTAGAAGTGTTTACGGAAGAAATTGTTACGTTTCCAGATGATGATGCAGAGCCTCTTTGAAGTGACTTAATTGGCGAAGAGGCAGCTGGATATATTTTAGATCCCATTATGCATACTCCACTACTTCCCAACGACATGCACCTGTTGTTGTAATTGTTGTTGAGTTTGCTATATAGGCACCAAATGATGCTGATGTTAAAGATGTTGATCCACCACTATATGATCTTGTACCTACATAGTTTGGAAAGCTTCCACCAGCTGGGTTAAAGCTTGGAGATGAAACTGAAACGTTTCCTCCAGAAGGAGTTAATGTACCAGATGTTGAGCTGTTTGTTCCAACGCTTCCTGATGATGATGTAGAAAATGAATTTATAAAAGATTTTGCAGTATTAACTTGTGATATTGTTACGTTTCCAGCAGAAGCAGTAGAGCCCCTTTGAACTGACTTTATGATTGAAGAAGTTGCTGGAAATGTACTATATGCCATGTTATGATATTTCGACTCCGCTTAAATGTGCTGTTAGTGCAGAGTTGGCAGATGCCCATCCTATTACTGTTTGAGTTCCAGACCCACCAAGTACCTGCTTAAGGTCAAATGATGCAATGCTGTTTGCTGGAACTGATACTGATGTAGCAAATGCTACCTGTGTTCCAGATGCGTCTGGTAATGTTAAATTAAATGATGCTGCAGAACCAGAAATATTACTTATAATAATATTTGTAAGTACTGTTGTTGTTGAAGCAGGAACGGTATACAAAACAGTTGTGTTTGTAGTATTTAACGTTGTTCTTGCTAGTAGTTTTGATATTGTTGCCATTTTTTCTCCTATTATTTCGAGTTATGGTATATGTTATACCTAGATTACCATGCTTCCATGATATTCATAATATCTGATCCTTCACTTCCTCCTGCTGGCCCTGCTGGCCCTGATGGACCTGATGGGCCTGATGGTCCGAGATCGGAAACTGTTATAGAACCAGCCATTGATGAGTGGAATTGACATGCATAATAAAGTTGTGGTGCATCATAAGGAACTTCAAATATAATTGTTCCGTTATCTGTTCCGCCATTTGTAACGCCAGTGCTGTAAATATTTCCTGAACTATAAGCGCCTGAAACTGTTTGTATCCAAAATGGGTGGCCAGAAGCATTTACGTTAATTATATATCTGTGTCCACGAATAAAAGAAAGAGTTGGATTATTAGATCCATTTATTACATAAGCTCCGCTGCCAGAGTTTGTTACGGTAAGAGTTATTCCTCCAGGTAGTCCAGTTGGACCTGTTGGTCCTGTTGGGCCTATGTCACCTTGTGGACCTGTTGGTCCTGTCGGACCTGCGTCACCTTGTGGACCTGTTGGTCCTGTTGGACCTATGTCACCTTGTGGACCTGTTGGTCCTGTTGGACCAGGAACTGTGCTATCTGCACCTGTTGGTCCTGTCGGACCTGCGTCACCTTGTGGACCTGTTGGTCCTGTCGGACCTGCGTCACCTTGTGGACCTGATGGTCCTGATGGACCTGATGGGCCTGCAACTGTGCTATCTGCACCTGATGGGCCTGTAGGGCCTGTTGGTCCTTTAGGTATCCATATTTCCCATTGTCCATTACTTACATAATCAATTGGATCGCCCAGTTGTCCACTAGCTTTAGCAAGATACAGTTGTCCGTCTGAACCTCTTACTACTGCAATATCTGGTACGTAACCAGATAATGGATTATAATTCCCTAAATAATAAATTCCAAATGCGTCACCAGCTGCTCCCGTTGGACCAATATCGCCTTGTGGCCCTGTTGGTCCTGTTGGACCTATAAGACTACTTGTGTCAATTTGTTCTAATGGAATTTTGCCACTAAGATCTAAAGATGCTACTCCTCCAGCAGTTCCTTTTTCTGTAATAGGAATATATCCAGAATCTATAGTGTCTCCAAGAGTTGAAATTGCAGTGTCCGTATAATCATTTGCATCTGAAATATCTCCCATAGTTGCAATTTGATTTGATGCAACAGAGGCATCATTTAAAAATTCTCCATTGTCTCCAGCGATAACTATTTTTTCAGAGCTTACTAACAAGAGGTCGCTTTCTGTAGATGAATTATTGTGAAGTCCATTTACGGCAACTGAACCCATTGCTGGACCAGACAGAACACCATCTGCTCCAAACTGCCAATAATTTTCCCATTCTTCTTCATGGCTAAATATATGTGGTTCTCCTGCAACAAATGAAGCTGGTGCTCCATTTAGGTTTGCTGTGATAGTCTGTAGACCAGCACTTGGTGAGTCCTGTGTAATTGAATCAACAGTTACTATATCTCCGCCTACATAAAATAATGTATCCCCTATATAAATATTTGCTGTATTACTTGTTACAAAAGAAGTGTTACTTATTGTATTTTGATTTGTATATGTGTTAATAACTGTATTTGGTCTTGTGCTAACACTTACAGTTCTTCCGCCATCTGAGACACGAACATTGTTTCTTTCTCCGCCAAGAAATAGGTCTGCAGTAGAAGCATCTTGTTCCCCACCTGCACGAATATGAATATGGTTAGGTGCAGTTGGATCAATTATTAAATATTGATCTGAAGTAATGTCTCCATCTGGAACAAGCTCGATAGTTCCTAGATTGCTACCATCACCAGATGCTGTGCCCGCACCAATGATTTGAATTCCATCAAATGTTATGTCTCCAGTGTCTCCGCCACCATCAGATGTAAGAAAGGGGAGATTTTGCCAAAGACTGGTACCATTTCCTGCTTTTAATTTATTAAGAGTTGTGTCTAATCCAAGTTCTCCAATTTGAAGTGGAGTTGTAGAGCTATTCCACTGTTCTGTGGTTCCTCTTTTTGTTTTTATTACTACGCTCATGGAGTACCTCCATCAATAACACCAGAAGCTGGAACCTCAATAGACTCCACAGAAAATATTGCACCATCATATGTGTGTATATGTTCAAGTATTCCTGTTATTGCTCCACCGACTGGATTCCATACTGAACCGTCAAAATATCTAAGCTCTTCTTCAGAATTGTTATAATAAATATCGCCAATTCGTCCAGTGATTGGATCTGAGTCAAGTACTACTGCATGTAGAGGGACTAATCTTTTTACAGACATTTACTGCTCCCTTTATCCTACTATTACTACCGTGTATGCTCCAGAAGCAGGTGCGACTGTAAATCCTAAAGTTACAATCTCTGTGGATGTTCTAACAACATCGCACTCTACTGTATCAAAGGTGGCTGAATCGTATACTTGAACAGTAACATCCCTGGCACCTAAATTATGTGTAACTGGGATTTGTGTTAAAACTGCGTTTCCAACAGTTGTTGAGAATTTTCTTGTTATTGCATGGTAGTTTGTACCATTATTTGTAAGTGTCCAGCGATCATCTGATTCGTTCCAAAGAACTTCAACATCTGCGCCTTCGCCACGCTCTACACGGATACCAGCATCTGCTGTTGGTGTTCCAGTAAAGTCTGTATTAAGATTAATCTTATTATCAACAATATTTACCTGAGTGGTATTTACTGAGTTAATTGTTCCAGTTACATTAAGGTTTCCGCCAACATTTAAATTATTTGCAATTGTTACATCATCTGGAAGGCCAATTGTTACTGAAGTACCTTCTCCAGAAGTTGGGCTAACTGTCACTTCGTTATCTGTTCCAGTAATATTAGCTACATAATCACCTGTAGTTTGTGTTCCAAGGTTTACATTCTTGATAGATACTGCACCAGATGTTACGGTAAAGTCTTCAGTTTCAAAAGATGCAATACCTTTATTGGTAGTTGTTGCATCTTCTCCAGATACTGTAATTGATGTTCCAGTGTGTGTTACATCAAGTCCTTCTCCGCCAAGAATTGATAGGCCGTGTCCTGATGGTGTAAGTGCTCCAGAGTCAGTCGTAATTGTTTTAACAACTGTATCTTCTAAGTCTACGTGTCCATCTGTTGTGTCAAAGTCATCTGAGTTAAATGAGGCAATACCTTTATTAGATGTAGATGCATTTTCTCCAGAAATTGTTAGTGTGTCTCCAGTAAAAGATGTATCTATTCCTTCTCCGCCATTAATAATTAGCGTGTCAGTTAAAAGATCAATTGTAGCCTGAGTTGCATCTGCATTTATGTTTAATTGAGTTGCTACGCTTACTGTTCCTGCTGCAGTTAAACGACCTTGAGCATCAACTGTAAATGTTGGAATTTCAGTTGTAGAACCATATGAACCAGCTGTTACCGCTGTGTCGTCTAAATCAATAGTTGTGGTTCCTGTAGAATCAGTATATGTTGCAGTTAATCCTGTTCCACCTAATACCGATGAACCAATTATGTCTTGAATAACCTCTTCAGATCCATTCATTGGCACCCATGGACCGTTTGGTGAAGCTAGTCCATTGTAATAGTACATTACATTTTCTGCGTTGTTATAATAAATCTGTCCAGTTACAGGGGCTGATGGGGCTGAGCTTAATCCCTGAATTCTGGCGTTCTGAAGTTCATTCTTATTAAGATTGATATCAGTTACAAATAATCTTGCCATTTTCTATTTCTCCTTTAAGATAGGTAAGCTATCCCACCGAATGGTTGAGCCATTGTCAGTGTAATTTTGTTAATACTATTATAATCTATTCCTGTTTCTAATATGTCGCCAGCGCTATTTTTTACAGTCACATTTGGGTTATATCCCATATTATGGGTTATTTCAAGTGCCCAGTATGTTTGCTCATCTGTAACCTGACCAATTGAAAATGGATAGGTTAATGTGCTTGTGCTTAATAAATAGTTGGTGGCTCCAGCCCATGATGTTTCTTGTGGTTTTGGACCATAAAATCTTGTTGTAAGTTTATCGTAATAAAAATCTCCCTCAGTGCCAAGGTTGTCTGCTGGGACACCGTTTCCATTGAGGATAGATTTACCTCTAGGACCTTGGGTTCCTGGGGAACCAATTACTACCTTATTTATATTTTCGGTTACAATTACTGTTTCTGACATTATATTGTTACCGATCTACTTAATGTTAAAAATCCTTCAATAAGTTTTGTCTTATTTAAATTAGAATCTGTAATCATTAAGTCATATGAAGATTTTGGATAAAACAACTTGTTTGTTTGGGTTGGGGTCATTTTGCATGTTAATTTACCATTGGGGGCATCTATTATAATTCCACCATTTGGTGACGTTAAGCTAAATGCAAGTTTTGATCCACCCTTAGTGTCTCTAACCTGTAGTTTTGCTGTTGCGCCATCTAGATCAATGGGATTACCCTCACTGTCCTTATATTCTACAATAAAAGAGAAAGTGGTATTTTGATCTACTTCAAAATTTTTCTGTCCTGCCATTTGCAAAATCTCCTAAAATAGGAAAACTCCTATGCCTATTTTAGCACAGGAGCCGTCCTAATTGATTTTAAGAATTACTTCTTTGTAAAGCCGAAAGATGGCTCGTTGGTATTAAGTGCTTTAAGAATAACTGGCAAGCAAGCCGCTATTCCACCCTTGATCAAATCTGATGGGTCAGTATTGCCAGTCATGTAAAGAGCAATGGCTGCACCCAAAAAATGACGACCATAACTTGCTAGCGCTGCTAGAATTTTTTCTTGCATTTCTACTAGTCCGTTTCTTTTAAGATCTTTTGTCATGTAGATCCTCCTATTTCTAGGCATTGCGCCCAGGAATTTTGGGTGTTACCCCAATCTTTATTATATACCTATTATGCAGAAATGTCTACAAGTTCGCAGTTGCCGTCTGAACTGCATGCCAGGGTGGCATTTGTAGATGTTCCATCTTCTGTTTCATAAAAAGATAAATCTTCCCATCTAATAGATTCTGGCATTTTATTTAATAGTTCTTCATACTCTTCTTTTGAAACTTCTTGGTATGGGGCTTGCTTATATGAGTGATCTGAATGAGGCAAAAATGATATTCCAGAAACTTCGTCAAAATTCTTGTATACCCAAGCTCCTACGTCCATCCATTCATCTTCTTTTACTGAAACTGTAATAGAAGGCTTGTGTTCACACCATGCACGTTGGTAAACTAGCCAAATATTTAAATGCTCAATTGCTGTTAAATCATTTCTAACTACAGCACCTTCTGGAGCTTTTACTGGAAATGAAAATACATAAGTATCATTTGGCTTCATAACATCATCTTCTACTGGGATTCCAACTTCTTTTAAGAATGTGGATATTGGATCACCTTTTGAACCACGAACTGTACGAATGTAATATGGAGAATGCCATGCATGCATTCCTGAAGATACTCCAACTAATTGAGATACTGTACCAGAAGGCTTTACGCATGTAATAGCTGCAGACTCTGGAATACCAATCTTTCCCGCTTCTTTTTTATTTGTCTCTCTAGCCTTTTCTCTGAGAGTCATCAAGAATGCTTCTAGGGATACTAGGTCTTCTTTTCCAGACATAAACTTATGTCCGAATTGACCAGTAAGAGAAACTCCAAGTAATCTTTCTTCCTCTGTATTGTCTTTCCAAATTTTTCGAAGATACTTAAAGTCTGTTAGGGTTGCTTGCCATGTTCCAAGAATAGTGGCTAGATCTACTTTCCTTTCAATATCTTTCTTTGTATCGTTTTCACGTAGTACGACTTCTGAAAGATTACAAAACTGATAAGGACGGAGAATAATTTCCGAACAAGGGTTGGTTCCATAATGTATTTCAGGATCCCTGCGTCCATACTTTGCTGCTTGCTTTTGTGCTGCTGCAACATTGTATATTCCACGCTCTCCAGATTTTGAGTCATAAAGCGATTTCCATTCTGCAATAAATTGCTCCATCTCTGGCTTGCGAGAATACGCAACAGAGTTGTTGGAAAGGGCACGTTGTGGATTGTGTTCCCACCAATTACCAGTTTTTGCTTGTGCCATTTCAATATCATTAATATTAGAAAGAGAAATTAATGCAGACCTTCTAACTCCGCCAACTACTACAATCTCTCCAATCTTGCACATAATGTCATGTGCCTCAATTGGTTTAAATGATCGACCTGCCGCTGTTTTAAATTTTGCAATTGTAAAATCAAATAGGTTTACTAAAGGTTGTGGTCCTGATGATCTTCCACCCATAGTCTTAAGTCTTGCACCTGCTGGACGAAGCTTGCTTACGTCAATTGAAGGAATTTGGCCAGACCAAAGAAGTGCAAGTAGTTCACGAAATGCTTTTGCCCAACCAGACTTAGAATCCTCAACAACAATAACGGTTGTAGACTTTTCAAAAGATTCTGGGATGGAAGGAAGTTTGTTAACGTATTTATATTCAACAGAGAATCCTACTCCAGTGCCACACATAAGTATATACATTGTCTCGTCAAATGATCTTGGTGAATCTACTGGGATAAACGAGCAGTTATATCCTGCTACATGATCTCTATCTAAAGCGGCACCTGCTGTCATTACAGAACGCATTGATGGCATAACATCACGATTATAAACTGCTTCTTTTAATTCTTCTACTAATTTTAAATCTGGAATATAGTTGTTATTATTTTTTAAATGCTCTAACATGTAGTCAAAGTATCTATCTACAGTTTCCCCCCATGTTTCACGACGATTATCTTCTGGAATCCATCGTGCATATCTTGACAATGCAATAAAATTTTCATAAGGGTTTTTAATAGTTCTTGACATAATACACTCTTTCTACGACATAGTCGTTTGATTTAATTTTTAGTAAGATACCAATTCTACCAAACTTTTATTAAAGTGTGAAGAGGTTATGAAAACTTTTTAAATATGTGACTAAATGCATTATTGGTCAACTGAACCCAATTATATTCTTCATGTATTTTAGTTGACTGGGTATAGTAATAATTAGAATAAGCTTTAAAGTTAACTGCTGCATGAACCATTTGATCAACTAAATGTTCTTTATCTGGCTCATAAAAACTTCCAAGGTGGGAATCTCCTACAGCTTTTGGAACACCTTCTTTTGAAGCATCTGTTAACCTTGACTTTAACTTTAGGGGTCCTAGGAATTTTTTATAGTGTGCCCAATCATATGTTGAAATTACTGGCATGCCAGTTGCAAGTCCTTGTAGGGGAATAAATCCAAAACCTTCTCCCCAGGTTGGATACACTAAAACATGGTGCATATGATAAAGTTGAACCAGCTGTTCAATTGTGTACTCTTCTTTAATTATTGAAATATTACTATATACAGTATCTGGAGAGACAAGTTCTTTTCTATTATTATATATTCTAATAGTTGAAGTTCCATGACATTTAACTGTTAAATGATATTCTGGGTTATTTCCAAATAATTTTATAAAAGTATCTACAACTAGCTGTCCGTCTTTTCTTGGAGAAGGTTCTCCTATGTGTAAAAATTTAAGTGGTTTTCCTGGATGTAAAATTCTTTTGTATGGCTTCCATATAGGTTCAATGCCATGTGGATATACATAAATAGGTTTAGTAACACCATTGTTTTTATATACCTCCGCCGTCCAATCAGATGTTGCCCAAACTTCATCACATTGATTAAATATATCTCTCCACTCAGATCTAATTAAAGTGGATTCCCATGGAGTATAACCAATTTGATATTGATTTTTATGTAATTTAAAATGATGGGGTTGTGTAAAGTTTATCTGTACTGGAGGTTTAGGGCTTGCAAATTTAACAGTATGCCCTAATTTTTGTAGCGTATTAACTATATTTTGTCCAGCATAGCCAAATCCAACAGAAGGATTAAGTCCTGCTCTAATAGTATAATAAGATAATTCCACTTAACTCTTTCTGGTCAACCGACTTGACAGTAACTTAATTACAATGCTACTATTATAGTTCGTTATCTCTAAAGGAGGAAATGCCAATGGAGAGAATCAAAGAACGTTTGAGCGAAGTTGCCCATAACTGGTCTTATATAGGAATGATAACATTATTCTTGTTTACAGTCCAGCCTGGTCCAACAGAAACTCAAGCATTGCAGGTAGAAGTACCTGTAAAATCAACGGTACAACTAAAGAAAGAAACCTTAGAGAAGTACAGCACTACTGTGTACAAGCCTTCTGAGAATCTAACAGACAAAGAACTAAAAGAACTTTTATCAGCTGTTGGTTTTGAAGGAAAAGCCCTTAAAATGGCTTGGGCTATTGCTAAGTCAGAATCCAATGCAAGGCCTATGGCTTACAATGGTAACAGGAAAACTGGAGACAGTTCCTACGGAATTTTTCAGATTAATATGTTGGGTGAACTCGGCATTGATCGTAAAGAAAAATTTGAATTAAAGTCAAACATTCTATTGTTTGATCCAGTAATAAACTCAGAGATAACGTATTATATGACTAAAGGCGGAAAAGATTGGTCATCATGGTCTTCCTTTAACGGGGAAAGATTTAAAGAATTCGTAAATGAATTCGACTATTAGAAAGGAAGGTTAATGAGGATACAGTACGTATCTAAATACCTTCAACTAGCAGAAGAAGGCCTTGTTCCTAGACTTGAGTGTCCAATGGATCAGGGCCTTCTTATGTCTAACCTAGACTGGGAAGATAGCATATATTTATACTGCACATCATGTGACTACAAGAATTATCTAGGTATAGATCTTTATGAAAAAATTAGAAAGAATGTTGAAAATAATAATGACAGATAAACCTGAAGATAACCCCGAATACGAGTCTAAGATTATTTTAGAAACTGACGCTATGGGTAGGGAAAAATTTTGGGAAGATATAGGGAGAAAAAATGACTGAAGATAACATTCCAGATGAGAACGGAACTATAGAAGAGAATCTTCCTATGGTTACCTACATAATGCTTCATAGAATTTATGACATGCTGACCCTGATATCTGATAAGGTGGCTGGATCTGAAAAGACCTCTAAGATGATTGAGTATCACGAAAAGGGATATCTTCTTGGTCCTAATCCAGCATATACTCCAGATCAAGAAAAAGAATAAATATTTAAAAAGTAGTTGACTTAGTATCTATAATATTTTACAATTAATGAGTACTGGTCGTAGCATCCCACATGTTCCCAGTACATGATCGTAAGATCAGCAAAACCCAATCGGATCCGCCTCTGATTGGGTTTTGTACTTTATGTTGTCCCCTCGACACGATTTGAACGTGTGACGCAGGCCTTAGAAGAGCCTCGCTCTATCCCCTGAGCTACGAAGGGTTAATATTTACTCTCTACCAGACCTCTGGTATGTTCTTATTCTATGGCAATTAGCACAGACAACTTCACATTTTGCTATTTCTGCTTTTATTAACTCTATATCTATAGTATAACTTCTATAATCAGCAAGACCAAATTTTTTATTGTCTGAAATATGATCTAGGTCAAGCATGTAATAAGGATACTTTTCTCCACAATCTATGCAGCCAAAAGATTCTTTATAATCTCTAATGTGCTTGTCAATTACACGCCTATAACTTCTTCGGCGGGTATTATAATTAACCTTTACGCTTTCGCTTAAATGATATGCAATGGTTCCTTTAGAGCAACCTAGAATTTCTACTATCTGATTATATGTTTTACCTTCAGATCTTAGTTTAATAATATCTTCTTTATGCCTCATAGTTCGATTATATAAAATGGATCGAATCATGTCAATACTACTTGGAGCGGATGATGAGAATTGAACTCACCCCTTCTGCTTGGAAGGCAGAGGCACTACCGATATGCAACATCCGCATTGCTGACCCACCAGGCCTCGATCCTGGGACATCAGAGTTAACAGCTCTGCGCTCTACCGACTGAGCTATGGGTCAATTAATAAAAGTATACTATTTTGCGGCGGCGATGGCAATGTTCCACGTGAAACAATTTATATATAGTGCGATTTAAAAGTGCGCCCGAAAAAAGTGCTTCGGCGAGAAGAGACATCCTCTCATACTCCATTTTCCAGGATATGCCTCTAAATTGCTCTGTAGGGGTTCTAAGCCATCTTTAGCCATATTATGACCCTACGGGTCAGACAGGGCGGAACGGGGCGGGAGAAGGGATACTACCCATTTACTCCAATATAACCAAAAGCATAGATAAGCTAGATATAAGCATTATGACCAATAGAGACCAAATAAGAAGTTTAGAAGCTTTCTTCATCTATATCTTCATCTAGGTCAAAATCAAAGATTTCTTGTTGTCCCGCCCAATTTAAAAATTTATTTAAAGCTACACCTGAAAGGATTGCTGTCGCAATCAGGATAATCATTCCTACAAATTTCTTTTTCATGATTTTATTATAACATTAGGTATATATTCTAGTCAACTAGGATATTATTTAGACTTATTAGATTTACGTTCATGAGTTCTGACTCTATGACAATTTGAGCAAACTATCTCACACTTGGCTATTTCTAGATCTATTATCTTCTTGGATAGTGTAGGAATAAGTTCCATTACATTCTTATGCTTCCGCCCACGTACGTGATCAAAATCCATAACATAGTATGGGAAAGATTCCTTACAATCCATACAGGGAGTACTTGACTTCAGCTCTTGGATATATTTAACCAAATAAGCTTTGCGTGTTCTATCCGTCGTCTTTTCAGACTTCATATCCTAATTATATAGGATAATTATTATAGTTGACTAGGATTATATCTAGTCTATTAGATTAGTGACCTTAATTAACTTATTTTCATTTGAATAAACAATTCCTGCTTGCTTTTCAATTTGTTCTGTTGCTGCTTCTTCAGTTTCAGCTAATACATTTACAACGATCTTTACTTCATATGTGTAGCAGTTTAGTGACATTGTATGTCTTTCTATTATGTTTATATATTATATATATTATATAAGTTGATACTTAGGTATTTAGATTTTTAGGAAAGCCCCCCTACCCCCCATAATTTAAAATTAATTATGTAGGATAGAGAAGCAGACACTTAGTACATTTGAGTTCCCAGTGTAAGCCCCCACAAACCAGCCTTTAGTATAACATGGAATATTTTGATAGGTCAATAGCTTTTAAAAAATATCTGTAGAGACAGTAGGACTCGAACCTACGATTACCAAATTATGAGTTTGGGGCTTTAACCAACTAAGCTATGTCTCCAGGTATTACTTATGTTCTTTTAAATGCCTAGCTAGGGTCAAATGAGCAAAGCCAGATCTTACTTCTAATTCCCGCCCACATATCTCACATATAACGATTCGATTAGCAGCCATGTGTTTATTTTACCAATATAAAATATTCTAGTCAACTATTTTTTAGATTTACCAAAATGTTAATATAGGTTTTATTTGTACGATACACACCTAAACAGAAACGGACAAATGGGATAGAGCGACCATAAATGTGATGTATCTCACGCCTATTTATAAAATTAACTTACAAAATGTCCGACATGTCCGAATTGTGATAGCGAAAATGTCAGTGCCCCATGTTAGGCTTATAGTATAAAGAAAGTAAGAAAGTCTTACTAAGAAAGGTAGTTAAAATGACTACACTAAATAAAGTAAGAGAGATAACACTCTCTAATGTTCAGGCTGATGAAGCCAATTCTATCGTCTGCGTATTCTGCTCAGACTATGCTTCCGATTACTTCTGCGGTAATTGCGGAGAATACAAGGGTTTAATGACTCTTGGTGAGTGGTTAGCATACACTCAAGAAAGTTGGGTGATGTAATGTTATCCGAAAAAACTTTTAATAAAATTGTTTGGGAATACCAAAATGGTGGCGTGGTTTCTAATCACCCCGAATTAACTACCTATGAGCGTAAGGTATTGCTACGCTACTTAATCTCTCTCCCTACTGTGACTAAGGTCACAGAATAGGTTAGAGGTTATAGCCCTTAATTGTCAGACCTATCTGATACCTTAATACTATTAAACAAACTAACGAAAGGCACTAAATAAATGACTATAGAATACTCAATATGGCAAGGCTCTCGCCTTTTATCTGTTGGCAATACTGCTACAGATATTAAAGATGTAGATAAAGTAATCGCTACACTTAACGATAGCGATACCGCTAAAGAAATTAAGTTCACCGCTAACATAATGAAAGTAGAGGTAAAGTAATGATGACTAAATGGGATACAATTCAGGCAGATGTAGCAGATGCTTATCGCCACTTAGATGATGTAGAAGAAATAGATAATGAAGATGAAGATGTATTCGGTTTCTCTAAGGCTATTGAGATAGACCACTTAACAGATGAGCAACTAGACATGATTAGCAACATGTTCGAAACTAGAGAGGCGGACTAATAATGGAAATAGAAATAACAGGAGAGTATCTATATATAAACTCTGATTTCTTTGGGCTATATGCTAATGTCCCTCTCTATTTGCTTATTGGTATCCCCGCTATTATCTACTCAATTAAAATGATGAGAAAGTATAACTAATGGCTAACCCTAGCGGTTTCTATACCTGCCCTAAATGTGGCAGGTTAAACGCTGGCGCATACACTAGATGTGTATGTGATCAAGATAACAAAGAATAGACGGCGTGTCGGCTTGACAATTAGCTAAAAGCGCCCACAAGAACTGTGGGGGCATTTTGTCTGTTATGTCCGATTTACGATAAACCCTGGAAAGTT